TGTTTGTTAATACCTGGCTGAAAACCTATCTTTTGTAGCATAATAAATCCATATATAGCAAATTTATTACTTATTTAACAGAATAAAAGCACGGGGGTGTGGTGTGGTGGTGCCCCCGTACCAACGTAAATAATAGACTATTTTTTAGAATTAGTCAACTTAACACCTTTAAACCAAGCAGGTAGACCTATTAAAGATCTCTTATCTAATTCGTTCTCTTTGGCATTTTTAGATCCTGCTCTATTATAGTGTAAGAATACTTGTCCACAATTTTTACCTGTAAATTCTTCTCGCCAATGTTCTAAATCACAACCAGAATATATTAACATATCTCCTGGTTTTAAATCTATTTTAATACCTGCTTGACCAGTTCTACCTGTAGGATCAAGATATATGGGCCACGGGTCACCACCTAAATTTAGCGTAGTAGATATTTCACAAGAGTATCTATCTTTATGACGAGCTAAAATATCACCTTGTTTATATATTCTTGCGTATGAGTATGTTTCACTTAATTTTAATTTTGTGTGTTTTTCCATTACAGGCTTTACTTCTTTTAACAAAGTCTCCATCGCCACATCTGCGTAATTTGAATATGTATTAGGGACTTGTTCATCATTCCATATGCCCCAATATTCTGTAAAGGGTGAAATATATTTTGTATCAAACAAAACTCTTGCAACATTTCTTTTATTTAAAAAATATTTATAAATAAAATCTGCTAACTCTTTTGAGATAGCATTTTTTAAAACAGTGTATTTATTTTTTTTGAACGACATTTAATACTCCTTTTGGTATAGCTTGACAATTCCAATGTATAAATCTAAACGGTTCATAACCCATGTCTACAATATATTGATGCGGCATGTATGATGGAAAAAATATAGTTCTTCCTGGTTTAACTTTATAATTAACTTGTGAAGATGCATATGTTATTTTTGATTTATCTTTTTCTGGTAAAAGATTCATTACGTTACCAGGTCTTGGATCTTCAAATAATGGTGTAGACGTAGCCTCACTTGCTTTTAAAAAATAAAACCCAGACATGTGTCCGTTCCAATGTGTGTGTAATGCATGGTGTCCTGCACCTTGTTTAGCAAACTCTTGAACCCACATTTCTGTAACAAATAGTTGGTAGTGTGTTAAATCAAAACCCATTTCTTCTAATAAATTATGTGAAGTTGCACCCACGTAATTTTGCAATTCTAAAAATTTAGGATCATTTATCAAAGATGTTGAATGAAATACATGGCCCATATCTCCTTTATCTCCAAATTTTTTATTTCTTTTATCTATTGTTTTTTTTAAATTTTTTTTAGATTGTTTTATATAAGGGTCAGAAGCTTTGTTTAATTCTTTAACAAAACTAGGTTCATCATTATACCAAATAGGACATTTAAATACGTCCTCTCTAAATAATTTTTGTGGAAAAGTTTTCATTTAAACGGCCATCCTAAATTCCAAATAACTAAACTATTACGTTCTCCACTTTTAACTGGACAAACTCTATGCCACACAAAAGAAGGAAACACAACTAAAGATCCTTTAGGTAATATTTCTTTACATTTCACAATATTAGGTTTTTTATCAGGATCTAAATTTCTAAAGTCAAACTCTAATTCACCACCTTTATATTCTTTTGGATCTGATAATGTAACTGTTACAGATAACTTTCTAATTTTACCATGTGACGGATCATTTTGATTTTCTTTTATGTAAGGTTTATCCCAACTATCACAATGCCAATCATAATATTGTCCTTTTTTATATTTTGTAAATTGACAAGACTCAGACCAATTCCATTCAAAATTCCAACCTGCATTTTGATTTGCTTGATTAATGTATGGTTGTATCTCTTTGTATATCCATCTGTCATTCATCCATACAATATTAGAATCTCGTTTTGTTTTTAAATCTTTTATTTCTTTTTTATTTAATTTTCTATTACCATACCCACCAGTGACTGCCATCTGATCTTGAAGTTGATGACCATATTTTACAATATCATCACAAATACGTGAAGGTATTGCTGATTGAAAAAACCAATAGTAATTTGTTAAATTCATATTCTTTCTTTTACCACCATAAAAACAATATATATGTTTTTATGAAACTGTCAATGTTCCAGAAACTGTAAACGTAGCTAATTTAGCACCACTAGGATGAGTCCCAGTTGAATTTGTACAAGGTGTTACTGCAAAAGTAACTGCACTTGGTCCACTTACAATAACAATACCAGAACCTCCTGTTCCACCTATGTTATTACCTGAACCTGGTTGTCTTCCAGCACCACCACCGCCACCTCCTGTGTTAGCAGTTCCAGCAGTACCATTAGCTCCTTTACCTCCAGCTCCTCCTCCACCTGATCCTCCAGGACCAGCTGGGTCAGGCACCGATGGAAAATTTCTTGCTCCACCACCGCCACCACCAGCGTAAACAGTACAAGAATTATTTATATTATTTGTCACACCAGCTCCACCTGTTGCTTCAGGTCCACCTGCTGCACCTGCTCCACCACCTCCAGCACCACGTTCTTGAGGAGCGTTTGAATTTCCATCATTTCCTTGAGGTGGACTTGTAGGAGGTGTATTACCACAACCTCCTCCTGGTTGTCCTCGTCCTGTTCCACCACCAGATCCTCCACTTCCTCCAGCTCCAGATCCACCACCAAAACCACCACCAGTTGATGTGATTGTACTAAATACTGAATTACTTCCTTGAGTTCCATTTCCAGTATTTTCTGGATTTCCATTAAAACCTGATCCACCTGCACCAACTGTTATAGGATAACTTGTTCCACTTAATGCAGAAAAAGGTAATGATGATCCTTGTAAAGGAGATGGACCAAAACCAGATGCTCTGTAACCTCCAGCTCCACCACCTCCAGCACCATCACTATTAGCACCACCACCTCCACCACCTGCAACCACTAAATAATCTAAACTGTATGAAATAGGTGCTTCAGGCCATGTTCCTTGTGTAACTTTACTAAATTGACTTTGTATTGACCACACACCAGTTGCTTTACTTAATTCTTTTACGACTACGATTCCTGAACCACCTGCTGACCCGGTTCCACCAGCACCGCCACCACCGCCACCACCAGTGTTAGCAGTTCCAGCAATACCATTTTTTGATGGTGCAGGAGATGGACTTGGTCCTGGTCCTGTTGCTCCACCTCCACCACCACCAGTTCCACCTGAACTTGTTCCCTGTTCTCCAGATCCACCGCCTCCACCAGCATAAGCTACACACGAGCCTGTAATATCGTTTGTTGCACCTGCTCCACCATCTCCACCAACACCATTTCCATCTACAGATCCATTTTCACCAGCACCTGTTGCACCACCGCCACCAGCTGAAGAAGTATTACCACTACCTGGAAAAGCACCATTTCCACCAGCATTTCCTTGTGGTGGGTCTACAGGAGGTGTGTTACCAGCACCACCAGTGCTAGAAGATTGTTGAGCCCCACCACCACCTGATCCACCAGCTGTTGCTGGAGTTACTGGTCCTGCAAATCCACTTCTACCACCACCAGCAGATGTGATTGTTAAAAGAACTGAATTACTTCCACTAGTATGACTACTTGTACATGGTGCAGGAGTTCCTGATCCACCAGCTCCAACTGTTGCTGAGATAGTTCCTGAAGCACAAAGAGACGTTCCTTGTAAAGGTGCAGGTCCGTGCCCAGAAGCCCTATATCCTCCAGCTCCACCACCTCCACCAAAATCACTAGAAGCTCCACCACCTCCACCAACAACTAAATAATCTATAACTCTAGTTCCTGGTTGTAATGTGATATCTCCTGATGATGTTTTGGATGTAACAGTGCACTTTCCAAACGAAGTTACATTCGTTTTTCCAATTAATCCTCCGTTACCTGTTCCGCCGCCTCTTGGCATTATGTCCTCCTATGCGGACACCCAAGATGTGCCGTTCCAGTCGTATACTGTTTTAGGATCCGCTGTGTCGTTTGATTTTGTTGCTTCCCAACCTTTGGTGTTGTCAGCTTGATATTTTGTATCGTTCCATGAAATTCTGTATATCCAAACAATAGGATCTTCACCATCATTGACAATCGTTGGATAAGAAATTGGTGCTTGCCAATTATCATCTGCATCTAAAGACCAAGATGCGTAAGGTTGTGGTGCTATAAATTTATCTTTTGTAGAATCATAAACATAACCAATACCTGCGTATTGTTTTCTAAAGTTATGATTGTAAGAAGTTTGTTTCCAAGTTCCACCACCAAAAAAATTTACACACCATGTTTCACCATCAACATGCATATCATTAGCAGCTATAGTTCCATTGTTTGCAGGAATATCATTTCCCACAACAACTACTCTTTCTACAACTTGATGCGTATCAGAAGTGAAACCAGTTGGATCTACTTTTGATTTTAGTTCTGCGAAATGTGCCATTTTATTTTCTCCTTAAAATATTTTATACCAATTTTATATTAAAATCCAGTCCATTCTCCGTTAACAGCTAAATCATATACTTCTTCTAAACTCCAAATTCCAGGGGCCGAAGCGGGTATGCTAACAGATGGTTCTTTAATAACAACTATACCTGAACCACCAGCTGCTCCTAACATGTTTGTTCCAGATGGACTTGGTGATCCACCTGATCCTGCTCCGCCAGCTCCACCACCTGTATTAGCAGAACCTGCATTTCCTGGGGTTCCTCCAGTTTTATTACCTGGTCCACCAGCACCGCCACCACCAGCTCCACCAGATCCTCCTGTAGAAGTTGAACCTGGGCCAAAAGCGTTAGCAAAAGCTCCACCTCCACCACCACCTGCGTACGTTACATCAGAACCTGTAATTGTATTTGGTGCACCTGCACCTCCATTTGCTCCAGGAGAAGATGGAAAAGTTCCTCCAGGGTGAGCTGATCCTGCAGCTGTTGCACCTCCACCACCTGATCCTCCAGAACCATTGTTATCTGCTCCTCCAGCATTACCTTGAGGGGGACTTACTGGGGGCGTATTACCTGCTCCAGGTGAACCACTCGTGTAAGATGTTCCACCACCAGAACCACCAGCTTGACCAGCAGAGTTTTGTCTACCTGCTCCTCCTCCTGTTGCTGTTAAACAAAATGCAGATGAATTATTTCCGTTACCACTATTGTTATTTGGAGGATTAGCACTACTTCCTCCAGCGCTACCACCGCCACCTACTACTATTGGATAATTTGAACATGCAGTGACTGGCACAGCGCTTCCTCTAAGTGGACTAGGTCCAAAACCTGATGCACGATAACCTCCTGCACCTCCACCTCCTGCAGAAACAGTACACCCTCCAGCTCCAGCAGAACCTCCACCACCACCAACAATTAAATAATCAACGTTAGCCGTTGCTTGTGCTGTAAAAGTTCCTGATGAAGTAAAAGAAGTTACTTTTGCTGATAAACATGAAGCAGCAGTGACTGTTTGAACTGGTCCAATTACTCCGCCGTTTCCTTGCGCCATAATTTAAACCTCCTACGCGTCGTCTAATATTTCATATGATATGAATAAGTCTAGATCCGAAGCAGCGCTTGCTCCACCTTTTAAAACATCACCTTCCATTAGATAAATAGGTGTGTCTGCTAAAACTAATGTTGCATCAGCCGGAACTGAAACTGTTTTCGCTAAATAAACTGTTGCATCAGCTCCTGTTGGTGTAATTCCACTTGCACCAGCAGTTGTTAAGCCATCAACAAAAAGATCTACAGTAGCTGCGTTTGTTCCATCAACGTTAGCAACTGTGATTCTATTTATTTTTAAAATTTTATCTGCATCTACTGTCAATAAAGTTGCAGTAGCAGTAGCAGATAAATTAAATCCGAGATTACCACCTACTATCGATGATACATTTACTATATTTGGGTTTGCCATAATTTACTCCTTTTAGCCGAAAACGATTGCCATTGCAATAGCTTTTCCTGTAGTTATTCCTGCTGTAGAAAAACTTAAAGTTCCAGAACCATCAGTAACTAAGGCCTGATTTGCTGATCCATCAGCGTTTGGAAATGTAAGTCCATCAAGAACAATATTACCAGAGCCATTTGGGCTTATTGTTATATTTCCATTTGCAGCATCTGTAATAGTAATTGTTCCTGAATCTGTTCCACTGTTTGTACTTAATATTAAATCTGAAGCTCCACCTGTAGTTAAAGTAAGCGTTCCTGCACCATTTGAAGATATTGTTGCTGCAGCGGCAGCATCTCCAACTGTTAATGTATCAGCAGCGGCTACAACATCTCCTGTTCCATTTGGAGTAAGAGTAATATCACCATTTGCACCATCAGTAATTGTTATGTTTCCAGAATTTGTTCCTGAATTAGTATCTAAAATAAGGTTGTGAGCCCCACTAGAAGTTATAGTTGCGTCAGCTGAACCTGTTCCAACTTTTGTTTCACCAGTTCCTTTTGGAATCAAAGCGATGTCAATATTAGAATCATCTCCAGTTGCTGATATACTAGGTGCATTACCTGTTGCAGCATTTGTAATATCAAATTGATTTACAGCGGATGATGTTGTTTGAAATATAATTTGTTCATTACTGTTTTCATCAGCAATAAAATGTGCATCATCAATTAAAATATTGTGTGAATTAGTATCTAGGTTACCACCCAATTGTGGTGAGGTATCATCAACAACATCTGATATACCAGTTCCGATTGCTAATGTTTTAATATCAGGATTAGTACCATCGTTAGCTGCAGCAAAAACTATTTTATCACCTTTATCTGTTGCAGAAAAAGTAAATGTAGATCCTGAACCAGATGCATATTTAAATTGCACTGTGTAAGAACCTGAAGTTGAATTTCTTAAAATGTAAAAATTTTGTGCGTCTAATGGAATTGTTACAATTTGATTTCCTGTAATAGTGCCAGTAAACTCAATCATTCTGTGAGCCATAACAGCACCAGTTGATCCATCGCTAACTGACAATGCTGTTGTTTGTGCGCCACCAGCAATTGATTGTTGTGTAAACCCACCAGAAATTTGTTCGATAAGTTGTAAATTAGTATTAGTTTTTGTTCCCCATGTACCAGCGTTTTCACCAGTAGCTTGAAGTTCTATACCTAAAGGCGTATATGTTGATGCCATAAAATTTTTCTCCTATGCAGCGTCAGTATAACTTGTATTTGATCCAGTTGCAACATTTGAATACGAACCATTTGAACCCGTAGTCTTGTTAGAGTATGACGTATTTGATCCCGTAGCTTCATCAGAATACGACGTATTCGAGCCTGTTGCTCTGTCACTATACGATGTATTTGAGCCGCTGTCAATATTAGCGTAATGTTGTATTCCTATTATTCCTAAATTTGAAACAATAGCATCTAAAATTAAACCTTGTGAAATATCATCAATCGTAACAGATCCCACAGCTGATGTTCCAGCCTGACCTGATAAACCAACTGACATGTCATCTACAGTTACAGAACCAATAGCAGATGTAGCTTCAACACCTGTTATGTCAATTATTTGTGCATCATCAATTGTTAATGTGCCTAAAGATGTTTCTGCTAAAACACCGGTAATAGATGCTGGACCAAACTCTAAACCTAGTGTGCCTACGTTAAATGAAGCTGATACTCCTGATATAGCCGCTGGACCAAACTCTAAACCTAGTGTGCCTAAATTTGCTGTAGCTGCTTGACCTGTGATATCTGGTGTTGAATCAATTTGTAAAGTTGTGGTTCCTAAAGTGGTAGTTGATTCTTGCCCTGATACACCAACTACATCTGCTGGAGCTATTGCACCAACACTTGCAGTTGCATCAACGCCAACAACATTTAAAACTTGATTAGGAGATTCACCCCAAGAATTATCTCCCCATGCATCTCTACCCCAACCAACTAAAGTTCCTACATAAGATAAAGTTGGTGTTGCAAAAGTTGACTCTGATCCTGTAGCAGTTACTATTTCTTCTAAAGCAACGGTTACACTACCAACGCTAGTCCTTGCAAATTTTAAAAGTTGATCTCCTGTTGGTGGATTTGCAACCATGTTTAAAGGAACACCAATACCATGAACAGCTGTTCCTAAAGTGGTATCTGCTTGTTGACCAGATAATTCATAACCTACTTCAGTTACTAAAGAACCAACAGAAGATGTTGCTTCTTGATCTGTTAAAGTTCCTGAAAAATCTACTTGTACTGAAGAAGAACCAAGAGA